CCGGCAAACCCAATTCCCGCAACCGATCCACCACGCCAGCGCCCAGGCCAATGCTGTCTACCAGAATCTCCCTGGGCTTCTGATTTGGCATCAGCGCCTCATACTCCGCGACAACCGCGCCAGTTAACTGCATCAGGTCAAGATTCTTCCAAGTCTTAATCGGCTCAATCACAGCATTGCCCTGACGCTTGCATAGCGCGCTCTTGTCGCTGCCAAACCTCGCAACGTCCAACCCCCACACAATCGGCGCATGTTGGCTGGCGCTCACATCCCGTGACATCGCCATCTCCAGCAACTCCATCGGAATCACGGTGTCGTCGTCCGACCTCGGGAACTCGCCAAGTACGCGAATCCGATACGCATTGCTCTCCTCGCCGTAACGTACCTTCATCTCATCCAAGTACGCCTTGGACACCCTCGGAGAGTCCTCGCAGCTTACGCGCATCGTCACCCAGTCATTCGACAGTCGGTTATGCGTGTCGTAGAAAAACCCGCTAGACCTCACAGGGTTGCCCAGCAGTAACGTCATCGCGGAGTGACCAGACATCGAGCCAGCAGCAGCCTCGAAAACCTGCTCAGGTATGCCGCTTGCCTCGTCGGCCACCAGCATCACGTTCTCGCTATGCACACCCTGCAAGGCCTCGGGCTGCTCGGCTCGGGATGTCCTGGCAGATATAAAAGCCTCGTTATTGGCGTCCTTCATCTCGATGCGGTCTTGCTTGACCTCCAATTGCTCCGCAAGCAAAGGCGGTAGCACCTTGCACCAGCGCTTTACCTCGGCAAAGAGCGCGTCATATAGCTGGCTGCTCGTCGGTGCCGTCACCACAACCTTCACCGGGAAACGCAAGAACAAGTACCAAATCATCGCCCAGGCGGCAGCGGTTGACTTGCCTACGCCGTGACCACTACGAACACTGATGCGCCTGCTGCCACTGGCAATGTGATTAAGAAACTCAACCTGCCACTCGTCCGGCTTGGTGTTGAGCACCTCGCGCACGAAGAGTACCGGGTTTGTCTTGTATCGCTTGACGAACTCGACAAAAGGGTTTTGCTCTAGCGTGATTTCAGAATTTTTTTGGCTGGGCACTTTTTACCGCGATGGGGAGTGGGGGGGGAGGGGTAAGCGATTATGGGGCAGGATTATGCGGTTTCGGTCGGCGTTTGGCTACGCCACCGTCGCCCCCGCCGCCGCGAGGCCCGGGGGGGGTCTGCGCGTCCCGAGCCAGCGAGTCCGGTTGCCGGCGCGGCCTGCGCGTGCTGTGGACAAGTCGGAGCGTCTGCGCGGCTGCTGGTGCTGTGCTAAGTTGTTGATTTCATTGGTTACTTACACAGGGATTACAGAATGCAGTTCGCACGATCTCCATTATGTTAAGTCGATCAGCGTTTGCGCGTACCGTTTTGCCTGTTTTTTGTGCAGCGCGAGCGCGAAACGCTCATTCTGTGGATAACTTTGGTATCGCATCTGTGGATAAGTCCTCGATGACCTCGACATGTCGCAGCGCCGCGAGGCGCATGTCTTGGACGTTGACCGTGATTTGAGCGGCTTTTTGCTGACCGTAAGTCTTCGGATCCCAGCGTTCCGCGAGCCACTGGCGCGTCCGGATGCGCTGCACAGGCCTCGCAGGATTGGTTTCTTCTATCTCGTCTGCAATCTTGATGGTTGCACAAGCCATAAGATCGGCAGCAAGCGTGCGCGCGCGCGTTATCTTAGAGGACATGTCGTTTTCGTCGATCCAAATGTCGAATGCTCGCTTGCTCACGCCGAGGTCAATGCAGATTTCCGCAATCGATTTTCCGGCCTCGATCATGGTCAGGATCATGTCTTCCGGCATCTCGTTGAGAAGTTTTACGTCTTCCCACTTTTTTGGCGTCCCAGGCATTAAAAGCCCTCCAAATCGTTTGCAAGGCTTTTTGGCACCTTGACCCATACAAGCTGGCAAAACCGCTCAAATCGCGTTTTAAGGCCCTTCCCGGTCATTTCCTTCCATCCTTCTGCGGCAGCGTGAACATTTTAGGCAAACCGACAGGCGCATCAACGTCGAAATCGTTCTCGATGTCCTCGAACCCTGAAGCTCCCCCCGCCACCGGCTTCGCCACCGGCCTTTCCTGCTTCACCTCGATGACCGCTGCCCGAAACGGGATTTCCTCCTTGAGCCGCCAGATGTCCTGTCCTATGCCTGACGATACCATCTGCTCCAACTCTGCGATTGTCCAGACCTGTCTGACATCTGGCCTGATCGCTTGATACTGCACCGCATCAGCTTCAGTCTGGACGACAACCATCAACCCGCGTTCGGTCTGACCTTCGACTGCCTTGACCTGACTGATCGGCTCAAGTCCTTCGGACACTGCCCAGGCATCCAAAGCCTTGAAGGCTCTAACCATCCCATCGCAAGCCGCCTTGAACTTTTCCTCGTCCTGCTTACCCTGAGCATCCCACACGCGCTCGCTCTGAGCGTAAAAACGCTCCCTAAACACACTAGGAACTAAAGTAATCACCCTGCCGATTCCCCATTTCCGCTCATGTTCACCCTGAGCCTGATCGATTTCAACGAGCCTAGCCTTCATGAACCTAGACCACTCAGACTCCGGAAACGCCAGCTTCTGAACCTCTGGCAATTCTCCGCGATTTTTTTTCTTAGCTTTACTCACCACATCCATCTCCTTGTTCACGCTTGCCGGTCAAATCGTGACCATTTGACCGCTCTACCCTTCCCCGGTCAAATCGCGGGCGGTCAAATCGTCAAAGGTATACCCTTTTGACGATTCGACCGGACATTGCCTGCGGTCAAATCGTCACGATTCGACCACGATTCGACCACGATTTGACCACCCCAAATTTGACCCCTAAAAGGACTGCTCATCGACCTTAACGGCATCCTCTATCCACACCCACTCGTTATCAATCCTAACATTTAATGGCCTTCCTTTTTCACTCCTGACCCTTCTCCAAGCCGACCTAAACGCCTCATCGCCCTCCTCATCAGTGCCCATTTTTTGAGCAAAAACAGCCCTCCACTGGTCAAGCCTGACGCATTTTCTGGTTCCCGCAGAAACCTTCCAATGTGTGCCTTTAGTATTAATCGCCTCACTTAGCGCATCTACTGCTATTGCCTGATTCCGACCCTTCCCTGACCTGTTCAGGGCTTCCTTTTTGGCATCACTCATGCCTGAGCGTACTGATTCATCGCTTGGCTGGACGGCCAGCGACTTGCGGGTTTCGTCAAGGCTTAGGCTTGGTTTGTCTATGTCCTCTATGTCGATTTCGACCATCTCAAACCCAAATCTGATGCCATCCTCGCCGTCCTTTTGCTTTGAAACCGTCAAAACGCCTCGCGGCTGATCCTCAAAACGGATCAATTCAAGCTCTGTATCGACGGCTCCGAGCAGGCTGGAATGGCCCCGCAGACCCTTTGCTGCATCCTTTCCCGAGTGGTGGATGACCATCAGCGCGGCCTCGAATTCCTCCTGCAAGTAGCCGCATGACGTAATGAAAGCTCCCATGTCCTCGCTGGAATTCTCATTTCCACCGCCGAATGCTCTGGCTAAGGTATCGATAACGATCAAGTCCACCTTGATCTTTATGGCATCGTTTAGCTCCTTGATGGCAACTGACAGGCTGGCTATGTCCTCCGCGCTGCTTCTAAGGTTGATCTGGTGGCGTACAAAGTAGATCGGGATGCCTCCCTCGATGTTGTGGTGGATGCGGCAGGCTTTAATCCGCGCCCCTATGCCGCCGTGGCCTTCGCCAGCGATGTAGATGACCGCTCCGTTGTCCGATGGCTTCGCCTGATGCCCAAACCACTGTGCCTCGCGGGCAATCGCTGCCGCGATGTCCAAGGCTATGAATGACTTGAATGATCCTGGCGGGCCGTACAGCGCTACGAAACCATTTCTAGGGATAACCTTATCGACAAGCCACTCGACAGGCTCATCCCTGATTTCGTCCCATGCTTCGAGCGTGATGGCTCTACGCTGCGCCTTTTGCTTCGCATCTGGCGCTTCTGGTGCCTTTGGCGTTGCTGTGGTTTGCTCTGCCGGCGTAGCCGGCGTTGCTGCCTCTGGTGGCTTTTCCTTGAGGCGCTCTGGCGTCCTGATCTCTTGCTCTGTGGTGATTGGGGCTTGCCCCTTGACCAGATCGGCTAGATCCTGCCGCGTCTTGCCTTGCAGGTGTATCCACTCGTAGGCATCGTCGCCCAGGTCATCGCCACCCAGATCGATGATCCTGACCGACTTGGCTACCGGCAGTATCTTGGCTGCGGCCTTCCTGGCGTACTTCCAGCCGGGCTGATCGTTGTCCGGGAGGATGACTACGTTTGCCCCTGCGAAGTATTGCGTGATAGCCTCCGGCCATGAGCCGCTGCCGGCGTGGGACGTTGTGGCGACTGAGCCGAGCGAGATGATCGCGTCTGCCGCCTTCTCGCCCTCCGTCAGATAGACGTAACGTCCCTTGGAGATCGCGTCGAGCAGTTCCGGTAGCTTGTACGGGACGATCCTCGCATCGCCCATTGCCGCGTGCCTGCGCCCTGCCTCGTCCACCTTGATGAGCTTGTAGTCCTTGCCTTTGGAGTCCGTTGTCCTATACCGCTGCTTGATGAATAGGACTACGCCTTCCTCGTCGGTGTAGTTCCACTCATGCTCAAGCTGACGGCTTGCCACCATCGGCTTGATGAGCGACAAGGGTTCCGGCCTTTGCTCTAGATCGGGCAGCATTCCTCTCTCGCGCATCACGTTAAAGACGGTTCCCTGATCGCATCCACCGTGACAGTGGAAGAGAGGTTTACCGTCTGTGCCATCACTGATCGAAAGTGACGGGTTCTTGTCTCCATTGCCTCTGCCATGCCCTGGCACTGGGCAGGAGGCGAGCCATTGCCCGTTGACCTTCTTGGCGTTGCCCAGGGTTTTTGCTATTTCTTCGGCTTGCATTTGAGCCTTACTTTTTTCAGAGTCAAAAAAACCGGGACCAACTGGCCCCGGCCTCCTCAAGACTTAACGTCAGAACATCTCTTCATCGTTTTCCTCGACAGCCCGCTGCGCCGCCGTCTTCGCCACAGGCGCTGGTGCTGGTGCTGGTGCTGGTGCTGCGACTTCCTCGACACTGCCGGCATCCATACCCGCAGGCCGGGCGATCCAATCGACGACATCGAACTGAGGGATGCGCGTAGTGCCCTTGCCGATCTTCTCCAGCTTGCTTCCCTTGTACTCGCAGACAGGCACCAGAGACTCGTTAAGCGGCAGCGCCTTGCGCTCCTCCATGCACTTAACGTAAAGCTGCTCAAGGCCCATGTTCGGGCCTACGCCGTTCGATGACCACTCGCAGGTGCCGAGTTGCTTGTTGTAAAACGTGACGTTAAAGCCGCGTTTGTGTTCCGGTGTCGGCTGCGCACCTTTGCGGCCTACGGCTGCATCGGGTTGCCAATCGCGTACACCTACACCGAGCAGGAGCCACCCGGTTTGCACATTGTCAACATCGAAGATGACCTTCTTGAATTGGATTTCCTCTCCTTGGGAGTTCGTCCAGGCATTCGCTTGAGGCGAGAACCGGATGAAGTTCCCATTGCCACCGCCAGAAGATAGATTAAGCATTTTGCGTTTCGCTTTCAAAGGTTGAGGTTTCGCCCAGAGCGGGCATTATTGACGCAGGCTTGCGTCCCTTGCAATAGTGATTCCCGAGCTTTCCTTAACGGTTAGCTCTTCAAGAATCGCCTTTTGCTCTTTCGGCAGCAGCTTTTCGGCTGCTGCGGGTGAGATGAACTCTGTTGAATAGAGTTGATCTGCGTTGATTCCTGCATCGATCAGGGCTTGCTTTGCCTTCTGCTCATCGCCCCACTTGCGCGCTGCCCGCTTGGGCGCGAGCTGCCAACCCGGCAGCGTGCCCCCGGCCTTCATGCGCTCTAGGGCGTGCTTGCGCAGCGCGTCGATGAATGACTCTGCAATAGGTGCGCGATCTAGGAGGCCGCTGACCTGCTCATCGGAAAGCGTGACCATGACCTGATTGATCTCATCCTTCGTCATCGCGGTGATGTTGGGCTGCGCCTCGATGACATCGAATGACTCCTGCTGCGCAGGGCATGTCAGCTTTGCTGGGCAGTACTGGCAAGCCTTCTCTGATGGCTTAGGTTTTGCCTGCGTGTCCATCACTTCGTAGATCGCTGGGATAAGTTGCTCATGCTCCCACTTGCGTAGATCAGTGATGTCCATAACGTGAATGCGCACACCACCAGCGCGAGGCTGGTTGATCTGTAGCTCGATCTTATCGATTTCATCGAGCTTCATCGACTTGATCGCGGCCAGCGCGTAGACCTTCAGTTGATTGCTGTCCTCATCGACGTAGTTAGCGCCTGTCTTCAGGTCGGCAACGATGAGAACCTTTTTGTCCTTTGACACGCCGATAACGTCAGCCGTTCCTCGCAGCCTAATTTCATCGCTCTCAAGGTAGGAGACTTTGGACTCGATCCTGACGTTGTACCTGCCGACGAAATCCTCAATGTCCTTGATGCATTGCAGATGATCCTCTGCCATTTCGCAATGCCACTTCGCCAGCTTCACGCCTTCGACGGTTGCGCCGAGGTGATTCATCGGGTCATCGTCGAACTGGTAGCAGTCCTCAGCCAGCGCGTGAATGGCAGTGCCAGCTTGCGCCGCGTCCCCGCTAGGCGTTGGCGGTATGTCCTTAGACAGCCTTGCACTGGCAGGACAGGCAATCCAGCGATCTGCTGCCGATGGACGTAGCTCAATCATGACGGTTTTCCTTCTCACGCGATTGCAGATACTCATCTGTTAGGCACTGGTACGCGAGGCTTCTCACTTCATCAGTGACTGCCCATCCAAGGTCTTCGCGGTCCAGCAGGCGGCGCAGCAGTTCGCTCTTAGCCATGCTGCTTTTCCTTTCTTGCTCTAGCTTCGTGCCCAGGAAGATGATGTGATTTCTGAGGGTCTGTCTTTCTTCGTCGTTCATTTGCGCTTTCTCCTTATTGACTCGTCTGACCGATATGGCCTGGGGCAATCTTCTGGCGGCACTATCACGCACCACACTGCTCGATGCGCTCCTAATGTTTTACCTTGCGCCCATCTGTCGATGTAAGAGTCAGGCATTGCCTTCAAAATGCGAGCCAGATGCGCTTGATACATTGACGGTATCCTCTCAAGAATCTCTGCAACTGTGAGCCCGTCAGGGTTTGCATGCAGAAGCGCCCTAACCTGCGCTATGCGCCGGCTGCTTTTGGTGTCTGTCATTTGCTCCTCGCAGGACACTCGCGGCCCTGATTGCATTTGTTATTGCAAGGCGGGCAAACTCCAAATGCTTCACGGATCAGATCAGCAGAATGCCACGGCTCGGCTTCGTAGGCAATTTCAGCGCATCGGTTGGCGACGATGGCGGCAAATCGTTCAAGCTGGTCATCTTCAAACGACCAATCAGGGAAGTCAGGGTTGCGTTCTGCGCCAGCCTCTTGCGCCATTTTGATGATGTCTTCTCTCATGCCTGCCCCCTTGCTCGGATGGCGGCGGCGTATGTCGGCCAAGCCAACAAAGTTTTCTTGTCTTCACACAGCTTCGCACACGCCTCGCGCTCGGACTCACGCACTTGCCACTCCACCTCTTTCAGCAGGTCTTCAACCGTGTCGCCGTGGCCGGTGGCGTAGCCCTGGGCCATCATCCATGAGGCCACCTTGTTGCGCTCGGCTGCGGCGACAAGGGCTGCAAAGCGTTCAAGGTCTTGCGTCTTGCCCATAAAAAAGTCTTCGTGCATTTCCGAGTCAGACTCACGAAGGTCTTCCCATCCAGCCTCACGCGCCATGCGGATGATGTCGTCGCGGGTCATGTGTTCTTCTCCTTTATGCCGTGCGCGGCTTCTGCAAATCGAGCGCCCGCCATAAATAAATCCAAATCAAAGCACGAAAGGACGCGACGACCTAATTCAATCTGCTCATCCGTCAGCGGCTGGCGCTGTGCTGCGGTGTAAAGGGCATCGTATTTGGCGTACAACTTAGCGACATCACGCAGTGCAGGTGTGTCGTAATCTGGGTGGATGCCATCGCCTTCTTTCCAGTAACCAATCGCTGCGGTGCTGATGCCAGCCATCTGCAATCGGTACTGCTCAATTTCTTGCAGTACAGGATCCTGCACTGGTGCTGGCTGTGCTGCGGGTGGGGTGGTGTAGACAGTTTTCCAGCGCCCAATTTCTGGCTTTTCTTTTCGGAAAACCGGGCTGTTACCGATAGACACATACCCGTAGGGCTCCTGCTTCTCAGCGGCCTCGATGATGGCTTTCAGGCGCTTGATTTCTGCCATGTGCTCACGCAATGACTCTTGTGTAGCCTCCAGCAAAGACCAATCACGGTCATCCTGCACAGGTGCTGCGGGTGGGGTGGTGTAGAGGGGTGTAACCTTGTGCGCCAGCGGGTCTTCCTTCGCGGCTTGTATGTCCGCGTCCAATTTAGCGGATTTATGCCAGTGCATTACGGAGACGCCTGCTATGTTTGTGTAGCGCCACGCCACCGGCTCCTGCCGTGCTGCTGGCTGTGCGGGTGGGGCGGTGTAAAGGGGCGTAATAGGAAACTCTGGAGATGCCCAATCGCTCGGGTCAAACTTATGCAGATTTCCTTTGTATCTCCACGCCACTGGCTTCTGCTTCTCAGCCTCTGCGATTGCGGTGCGGAGGGTGTCGTGAAGCGCATCGCGTGATGCAATCTGTGTCGGATGCACTTTCACGCTGGAGATGAACTCCAGCGCCTTCTCCATTGCGGCGATGCTCATTTACGCCCCCTCTTCTGACGGTACTTAATCATCTTCGGCATCTCGACGGTCATCTGCCCAGGCAGCGCCGCCAGATGCGCCGCTGTGCGTTCCGCATAAGGCGCAGATGGCTCGACACCCGCGAGGCGCTTCTGATTGACCACGCGGCTTGCTTGGTAGGATGCCCGGCGCGAAGTCTCCATCGACTTGAGGCTGATGGTTGGCGTGTAGTTGCGCCAGTCGAAGGGGTTGCTCATTAAGCAACCCTCCAGCATCTGTAGCTGCCGTCAGGCATCATCTTGACGGAGAACTTGGTCTTGTTGATCTTGCCGTGCCTGTACGCTGCGACAGCAACTCGGTTCCTTTCGATGTCTTTAGGGATCGCAAACGAGTCGCCCGGCTCCATACGATCAAATGGAAAAGACTTGGGCATCGGGATATTCTTTTCAATCTTCATGGTGCATCCTTTGTACGGTTTTCGTTGGTACGCATCGCGCAGGCCCAGCCGGCCATTGCGCCACGGTTAGCGGCCTCCTCGATGATGCGCCGCACTTCGTCAGCAGTGAGCAACCCCACTGCATTGGCAGGCGGTGCCATCTGCTCGACGATCTCCTTGACGGACTCCTTGAGGCTCATAGCGCCCCCACGAGCAGAGCGACCAGCAGCCCGGCCATTACGACGATGCTGACACCGACGACGATGCGGTCTGCTTTGGTCATTGGGGTGTACGGCTCATAGATCGCGCCGCGAGAGTAGGGGCCGAAGGCAGATTCCATCGTTCGATGCACTCGGCCCGTGTGGTTGCTGTGGTTGTTGTTCATTTTGCGTTCTCCTAGTTGGTTGCTGATGACTGCATCATATCACTATTGATTAGACCATCAAATACCCTACATCTTAGTCGGATATTCAGGCCCTTAGAATTAACCCGGAGCCAGGGCAACCTGTCTCGACTGCGGCGTCTCCCCGCAGTTGCCATGCCCTTCGGGCGAGGTTCACGCCTCGCCCTTTTTTTGCCATGCCATTTGACTTGCAAGTCATCAGCGGGATACAATTCTACGCATGACAACTTACGCGCAGCAAGCGATTTCTGAAATAAAGGACAAGGCCGAGGCGGCAGGCTTTCGCATGTCCGATGTGTGCCGCGTTGCGGAGATCGATCAGGCGCAGGTCAGCCGCTGGCATGGCGGCATCACCGAGCCGCTCTACGGGTCCGTAAGACGGCTGGAGGATGCAGTTGATGCCCTCGTAGCCGCTCGCCTTAAAAAGATGTCTGAAAGCCTAGAAATAGCCGGCAAGGCATGAAAACCCTCGGCATCGACATCGGACTTGACGGCGCAATCGCGCTGATCGAAAACGGCGATCTCCTAGAAGTCCACGACATGCCCACCGTCACGCTGGAGCGCAACAACAAGTCAAAGCGTATGGTCAATGCCGCCGAGCTGGCCCGCCTTATCAGGCAGGCAGCACCCGGCTGCGCGTACCTAGAGCGACTTAACGCGATGCCCGGTCAGGGCGTAACGTCAATGTTCAGCATGGGCCAGAGCCTGGGCGTTGTCCTTGGGATACTCGCAGCCCTCGACATTCCGACAACGACGATCCCGCCTCGTACATGGCAGCGCGCTTTGGATGTGCCGCAAGGCAAGGACGGCTCGCGCTATCGCGCTGCGCAGCTTTTCCCGGCGCACGCTGAACTGTTCAAGCGCGTCAAGGATAACGGGCGCAGCGATGCCACGCTGATCGCCGCCTACGGTGCCCGCCAATGAAGTGGGATAGCCTCGACCCGTTTCCTCATCTGGTCATTGACGGGTTCATGGATGAGCAGCAGGCGCTGCAACTGTCCAGCGACTTCCCCGACTTCGATTCACCGATCTGGCATTCATACGATAACGCCATCGAGGTGAAGAAGACCTGCAACAACTGGCACCACTTCTCGCCTGACCTGTACAGGTTTTTCTATGACATGAACTCGCTTGAGTGCATCTTGCCTTTTGAGGCTCTGACGAATGGCAGGCTATTCCCAGATTACGGACTTCACGGTGCCGGCCTACACATTCACGGCGCAGGCGGTAAGCTAAACCCGCACCTCGACTACAGCATCCACCCAAAGCTAAAGCTAGAGCGCCGCCTCAATCTCATCGTATACCTTAACCCAGATTGGCAAGAGTCGTGGGGTGGCTCGCTCGGGCTGTGGCGCGATGACAATGGCAAGCCCGGCGAGTTGGTGAAGTCAATCGCGCCGCTGTTTAATCGCGCTGTGATTTTCGACACGACAAACGCTTGGCATGGCCTGCCTGAGCCTGTAGCGTGCCCTGTAGGACAGTACCGCAAGTCCTTGGCGGTGTACTACCTCTGCGATCCCCGCGATGGCGCTGACTCGCGTAATCGCGCTCTGTTTGCGCCAACTGCCGAGCAGGCCGAGGACCGCGAGGTACTGGAGCTGATTGAGAGGCGGGCGCGTTACTCCCCCAGCAGTCCAGGCACCGCAGTTCCTGCGGTAGCAGAATAACCAGTTGCTCGCGTCTGCTGCTGCAATGCCCTGCGACGAAGCTCATCAAGCACTGGCGTGAGGCTCATCAGCGTTTCTTGCTGACGCACGAAGCTCGGATCAAGCACGCTGCGAGTTAGCTGCTCTGCGACATTCTGGTCAATGCCCTGCATACGCGGGACAAGCTGGCCGAGCATACGCGAACCGCCACCGAGTAGATCGCCGCGAAGCATCTGCGTTCCCGCCGAGATGACTTCAGACGGTGCCGGACCTTGAATCTCTCCAACCTCCTGAGCGATTCGCGTTGTCGGTGAACCGCCTTCAATCATGCCGCGAGTACGCGCCATAGACTGCTCACGCTGCAAGTTCTTAATGAAGTTCTCGTATTCGCCGACAGAGTTGAAGATCAGCTTGAAACGATCCTTCATATTACGATCATTGAGGAACCTGCTGGCGACATCAGCCGTTTCGCGCATCCCGTAGATCTCGTCGCGCAGGGTCTGGATAGCGCCCAGGCGATACATCTGCTGCTGCCCCTCGTCTGCGAACTGATCCAACTCACGGCGAATCTCTGCCGGAGTTTTGCGCAGAAATTTCTCGCGGCCAGAGCTAAGAGCGTCAAGCAGCATTGATTCACCTGAAAAGGTATCAAGCGCCTTGCCGTACACGGGAACCTTGTCAGTGATCGCCTCTCGCAGTTGCGTGCGCAGGCTCTCCAGATCGCGGAACCGCTCCCTTTCGCCAGATCGCTTCGCGGCCTCGGCCAGATCGCCTACATACTTGTATGCTTTGTCCAGCATCACCATATCGTTATCAGGCAGATCGGCAAACTGCGGCAGACGCCGAGCATTGGCAATGGCAGTCTGAATGTCCTTGGACTTCTTGAGCAGGTTGTCGATGGCGAATGACTCAATCTGTCCTGCTGCTCGCGCCTGATCGTAGAACGGAGTCGCAAGCATCGAGCGTCGATTGATGATGTCGTTTGCAACATCATCCAAATCACGGGCACCGACTGCCGTCAGATCGGTAATGTCCTTGATGATGCGAGGACCGGCAGCAACCATGCGCTCCGTCAGCATCTGACGGGTTTCGGTTTCCGCTGCCTGCGGGATAGCCATTGCACCGCGAGCGAGGCGTCTGACACCTTCGCCGGCAATGTCTGCAAGAGTCTCATCACGCGCCCCGAGGGTACGGACTACTTCGGCTTGGCGTGCCGCCAACTGCTGCGGAGTCATGCCCTCTTGGGCAATCTTGCGAGCGAGAATCTCTTGCGCTTTGTTCAGTGGATCTTGCGGGCGCACGATACCTGTGGCTTCGCCAACCATGCGAGCGCCAGATCCGATGCCAGATGTAATAGCTGGAGTTGCCCCGCCGAGTACGCCACCAGTAACGCCACCAAGCGTTGCGCCAAGGACTCGATCCTCAATGCCGCCTTGAGCCGTACCGGCACCAGACAGAGCGCCAGTTGCTGCACCAGTTCCTGCGCCCCTCGTCATCATTGAGACAAGGCCAGGAATGCGAGCAGCGCTGGCTGCTGTGGCGGCAGTAGATGCACCGCCAGTAAAAGGAGCCGCAAAAATACCGGCAACCGTAGGCAGCAAACTTCCAGTAGCTTCGCCAGCAAATGCCCTGACGGGATACTGCTCTTCGTATTGCTTGATGCCCGCCCTGATTCGCGCAAGCTCCTGCTCGTATCGAGGCCCAGACGTTGCGCGAGCGCGCATTGCTGCCTCTGCTTCATCGGAAAAACCGAACGTCAATCCTTGAAGAAGTGATCGGCCAATGCCGGCTTCTACTGGCGTGCCTTGAAACCTTGGCGCAGCAGCGGGAGGCTGCATTGCTCCAGCAGGCACCGGCTCGCCTGATGCTGGAGCGGATACGCGAAGAGACTCTGGCAGATCGTCTGCGGGAACTGCCATTCCTGAGCGTGGTGAGGTTGCCATTATTGATACACCCATTGACCGTTACGGAAGATGATGTTCCTGCCATTCCTGTCCTTATTGGTGTCTCCTTCTTTCGGGCCTGAAGGCGTATATGGCTGATACGCCCTGCCGGCAGATGTTCGCATAGCTCCGGTGGCGATGGCGCGAGCCTGCGCCTTCTGCGCGATGACTTCTGGCCCATCTCCAATTTGCGGGAAATACGTTTCGTATTCTTTGCGCATCTCATCCTCACCGATGACAGCACCAGATTCCTTGCGCAGCTTGGCGCGAATCCAATCATCTGCGGCTTGCTTGTACTGCTGCTGCTCGGCAGTCATTGCACGCCGCTGCGCGACACCACCAATGATGGGCAACGATCCAGCCACAGCAGCCCTTACGCCGGGTTGTGATCCTTCTGGGAGACCACTTATAACTGCCTGAGACCTTTCCATACGCTGCGCGAAACCAGCAGCATTGGACTCGCCTTCTGTCGGCCTTGCCGATCCGCTGGCACCCATTAGCGGCTTGCCTGCTGCATCGGTAAGCGGGATGATGGGCCGGCCAGGAACCTTCGGGACATAAACGATACCGTTGGCGGTCTCGGTGCGCTCATACGCTCCCCTAGCGAACTCGGCTTCGCTTATGTTCAACCTGCGCCGAGCAATATCAAGCTGTTGGCCTTCAATGCCCATCAAGGGTTTGCCTGCTGCATCAGTCAGAGGAATGACTTTACCGCCTGGAGTTGTCGGCACATACACAATGCCGCCAGGAGTTTCC